GAAGGTCGTCATAGACCAGAACATATTATTGACTCTATTGCTGTTTATCACGAAAGTAAAAAGAATAACCAATATAAGGCTGGTAAATTTTGTAATATTGATAGAATAGAAATAACTGATGCAGAGGGGAAAAAAGATTGGGGTAAACAAGTAATAAATGTGGAAGAAAATTTATATACGATTACAGTTCCTAAAGAGTTCTTAGACAAAGCTGTTTACCCAGTTATTGTAGATCCTACTTTTGGATATAGTACTGTTGGTGGTAGTACAGTATCAACATCTTATGATAGATACTATAAAATGACAGCGGTCGCAAATGGTGAAATTACAAAATTATCAATTTATGCTAGTGCCTCTACTTATGATATCCCTATGGGGATTTTTTCTTATGATGGAGCAGCTTCTGGCACAAAAATAGAGGCAGATGATACTGGAGTAGAAGTTATTGGTGCTGCTTGGTATGACAGTGCTGCTTTAAGCACAGTTGTTACCGCTGGTACGGATTATTGGTTAGGCAATGGTTGTGAGACTAATAATTCTAGAACATTGTATTATGATACTGGTGTTAGTAGCGGTGCAATATTTAATACTAATACAGCACTACCAGCATCTTTTTCATCTTTTGGGTCTACAAGTGATGATATGTATTCATTATATGGTACCTATGATAACACAGACGTAACAGTAGACAGCACAACTGGTCCTGATTTAGGTCAAGCAGAGGGTGTAGCTGGTCCATATTATACTAGCCCAAGTGTTGGCTATATTGTATATAGGGATAGCACTCAAAGATTTGTTTATTCTAAAACAACTGATAAGGGTGTTACCTGGTCTGCAGCCCAGACTTTTATAGACCGAGTTGGTTCTAATATGGTAGCTTGGTTTGACCAAGAAACTCCTGGCGATAGTGGCACACTTATCCATCTGGCTGTTTTAGAAGCAGGTGCAGGTGATGATAATTGCTATTATAGGACACTAGATACTTCTGATGATAGTCTTGGAACAGAACGAAATGTAGTTAGCACCCTGACTGTTGACTCAGCAGAATACAAACAGAGAATTGCTATGACCAAAACAGTTAGTGGCAATATACTGATAGCGATTTCAACTCAAGTAGAGGTTGTTGCTTATAAGTCTGATGATTTATTTGCAACGGCTGGCACAGTTATAGCAGATGTTTTTGAAACAGGCACAGAGGAAGATTGGCTTATGTTATTCCCAGCCTCAACAGCAGATGATAATGATGCTGTTGGTATATTTTTAGATAGAAGTGCTAATTTAATTACTGTTAAGATGTATGATGACAGCGGTGATACTTGGACAGAGTCAGCTATCGGCAGTATGGTAGACGAAATATATTATATTGGGTTTGATGCTGCTGTTAGACATTCAGACAGTCATATTTTACTTGCATATCATAGCGACCACGATAATTCTGGTGATGACTTTAAAACAGTTGATATAACACCAGATTCAATAGCCGCTCCAACTGTTACAGCAAAAACAGATATTTTTACTGACCAAAGTGAAAGTGGCCAGGCTGGTATAATGATTAATCAGCAGAATGATGATGTCTATGTAGCTCATTTAAAAGGTGGGACTTTTCAAACTTCTGTAGATTGTGTTTATCATAAGTCTACTGATGATATGGGTAGCTGGGGAAGCGAGGAGGCTTATTCAATGGCACCAGCAGATGACCTTAGATTAGTTAAGGGTGGCAGAACTGTTGGTGATGCAGGTGGTCGTTGGCAACCAGTTTTCTATAATGATGATCTTGATGATATATATGTAAATACTGATAATGATGTTGAGATACCTGCGGCAGGTGGTGGTGGAGTTGTAATACCAAAAACCTTATTATCTTTAGGAATAGGAACTTAATTTTAAATATATGATTTTATCAGATTATCGGGAACTTATAAATTTTGAGAGAAGGGATATAACAGAAACCTTTATCTCTAATGATGAGTTGAATGCGTATCTTAATAAAGGATTACGCAAAATTAAAGGTACATACCAGTATTCTTGGGATAAAGTATCTACATCTTTCAGTTATGTTGATGGGAGTTATTCTTATGCGTTATCTTCTGTCGCTACTGATTTTGACGAGGCAATAGATATTTTTTATAGCTCTACTTACTTGTTTGAGCCAGTATCACCACAGGAATTTCATCAGTTATCTGCTAGTGAATACAATATATGGGCGATAGACAACGACACGCTATTAGTTAATACTACTTTTGGTTCAGAAACCTTAATCTTAAATTACTACACGTCTTATGTAGCACAAACTTCAAGTGGCTCAAGAGTATCAGGACTTTCAAATGACACAGACAGCCCTTTAATGCCAGAAATGTATCAGGATATTATAGTAAACTATGCCCTTTCTAGGTGTTATAAGAAAGAGGGTATGTATGATGATTACAGAATTGCCAAAGCAGATTTTATGGAAGATTTAAAGACATTACAGACTAAGACACCAAGCCGAAAGAAACATTATTCAAAACGAATGGGAAGCCCACGAAAGGCCAGACCACACGTATTAAAAGATAAAACAACTCTATGAGTATAGGCCCTTACCAACCTATAAGCTTTACTGATTTTGCTGGCGGATTAAATACCCGTATTAACAGTAATCTATTACAAGATAATGAAAGTCCAGACTTACAAAATATTGTTTTTGATGGACAAGGTTATCTTGCACCCAGACTTGGTAATACTGTTTTTGGTGCAACAACCTCAGCTACTGGTAAGATACGAAGTGCGTGGGTTACTAATGATTTTAATGATATTGAAGTACCCATTAGACAGGTTGATGATGAAACTAACTCTTGGTTAGAATATTATAATATACAAACAGCTGCTTGGGAAAACCTTGAAGCTGGATTTACTACTGGACACAATTTAGCTAATGCTTTTTATAACTATTACACCTACTTTTGCTCACAAAAGGATAATCAATGGAGATTTAGTGGTAATAATTGGGCTACATCAACCTATGCTGATAGTGCTTATTCAAGAATAGATTTATCTGTATCAGCTGCTTCAGCCCTAGGATTTCTAGCTTCAGGATCAGTTGTTATAGGTGGAGAAGAGGTTACATATAGCAGTATTAATGGCACAGCTTTATCAGGTATTACATTTACTCAAGCTCACGATGGCGGTGTAGGTGTAGCACAGCTACCTACTTCTGCTGGTGAGGCTACTGCTCCTGATGGTGGTTGGACTTCAGCTAGTTTAGGACTTCCTAAAGGTTCTATGATGAGGGAAATGGATGCTCAAATGTTTGTTACTGGTGCGTCAGGTGTATCTGGTAATATTGTGTATTACTCTGCTGTTGATGAACCAACTAATTATACTATTAGCGCTGTTGCTGGTGGAGGTGGTTCTGCTCGCTATCCTGAAACTACAGGTTCTATTACAGGTCTTACGGATTTTGATGGATTACTAACTGTTTTAAAAAAGAATACAATTCGTAAATTAGAGTTTTTAACTATTGCTGGTGGTGATGCTGGAGTTACAGAAATTGTTAGTCGTAAAAATATCGTTACTGGCGCTAAGATCGGTTGTAATAATAACAAGAGTATAGCTGGTGTAGAGAATAACCGATTGTTTGTATCCCCTACTGGTTGGGTAAAATCCTTAGCTAAGACAGTAGATGGTGTTGTAGATACCAGGGAAGTGTCTTTGAATATAAGACCTACTGTTGAAAACTATTTATTTACAAATTCATCTTCAATTTACTTTGATGGCAAATATTATCTTGCTTGTATGACTTCTGACGCTACCTTTAATAATGTGGTTCTCGTGTACGACTACGCTTTTAATGCTTGGACACAGTTTGTTGGTTGGAATGTAAGTGATTGGTTTATATATGATAACGCCCTTTACTTTGGTGCTTCTAATGAAATAGCTACTTATAAGGCTCTTACTACCTATTCAGACAATGACTATCCCTATGAGGTATATTGGGCTAGTAAACTATTTGATTTTGGCGCTCCTAGTGAACAGAAACGACTTAGTCATATTTATATAGAGGGCTATATTACTGAAAACTCTAAAGTCGGAGTGTCAGCTTACTTTAATGGAAACACAGCTTCTCCTAATTCAAAGACTATAGACGGTTCTAGTGAAGATTATGTTAATCCTAATGGCATAGACACAATTACAGAGATTGGTATGAATACTTGGGGACTTGGAACATATGCAGGTGCTGCTGGAGGTGAACAGTATAATTTAAGGAAATTCAGGTGGTTTGGTCGCTATAATTCAGAAAGTTTTTATAACTTACAAATTAAAATAGGTTCTGCTTCCGAGGGCTTTGTATATAAGATTACTCACGTAATTCCGTATCTTACCAAAATTCCTGGAAAGAAGACCTCAACTAAATTAATCGTTTAAAATTAATATAAAAATATGATTTACAAATTTCTAAGTAGTTTATGAAAATGAATATGGGCGGTATTATTAGGAAATAGCATCAAATTTTCTAGTCTATTATCATTACGAATACCATTAATGTGATGCACAACTTCTTTGTTCTTTAAATATCTACCTAAATGTTTTTCCATAACTAATCTATGTTCTAAAACATAACCATTATTATTTTTTGGGTGATCTGGACTTTGGATAATAATATATCCATTCTTATTAATACTCTTTCCGTTGATCCAATTATGGTGTTTAGAACCACGAGTATATTTGTGGCGACATTTATTAGAACAGAATTTTTTATTTGATAAATCTCTTGTTCTTGTATAAGTTTTTTTACCACAAACAATACATTCAATATTTTCACCTTTTTGTTTAGCTATTTTACACCCGCATTTAACAGAACAATATTGAGGATTTTCATTATCAAGACGAAACTTATTAACCCAGAATTTTTTATCACATATTTTACAAGTTAATAATTTGCCAGTTTTCTTAGCGTTATCAGCACATTTTCTTGAACAGTATTTATAAACACTTCGTTTAAAATTAAATTCTTTTTTACAAAATAAACATTTTTTTAACATAACTTTTAATTAATAAATAAACTATATTGTCATTATAACAAACAAACTGTTGTTGTGTCAATAGGTAAAATAAACCAAATGTTCTATCAGCCAGAAAGTTTCTACGCCACTACTCTAGCCTCAGCTATAACTGCAGCTGCTTCTACTATTTCAGTAATAGTAGCTCCTAGTATTACTGAAGGTTATATGGTGATAGAAGCTAATACGTCTAATAAAGAAATTATTAAATACACAGGAGTATCAGGCACTACTCTAACAGGTTGTGTTAGGGGACTAGCTACCTATGGATCAGATGATAGTGCTGGCACAGGTAAAACTCACGCTGCTGGCGTTGAGATAGCCAACAAAGATGTGCATTACTACTATGCACAGTATTATGACTTCCTAACAGGAGTTTCAGCTACAGGAGCTAATAATATGTTTATTGGAGATGGTGCTGCAGTATCCTCTATTTCTACTGGTAGGTTTTGGTACGCTATTACATCTTCAGTATCAGCTTTCTGGGGACTTTCTGCTAATGGACAACTTGTTATATCAGAAGATGGCACAACCTCTTGGACAATTAGTGCAGGTGGCTCAGGTGTCACCGCAGGAGATGGTATAGATATTACAGCAGGAGATGTTTCAATAGACCATTTAAGTGCTTCAGGGCTTCGTATATCAGCCAATCAATTAGCAGTAAATGTAGGAGAAGGTGTTAGCACAACTTCAGCTGCCGAACTTTATGTAGATTTAACTCATGATTATGCTTGGACAGGAACTCACGCCTATACAACTGGCCCAGTATCAGCTAGAACATTAGGTAGTGTATCAGCTACAGTAGAAAAACTTACAGTTGAGGATACTAATGTATCTGCTCTATATGGTGGAACTACAAGCGATGCTGATGACTTACATACTCATACATTCCCATCTGGCCTAGGTTCAAATGCAGATTCTACTACATATTCATACCAAGTTGGTTGGTCAGCAGGAACTGGAGATACTAGGTGGACATATACAGATTGTACACAAACTCCTGTTTATGCTGGCTGGACAGAATTAACAGGTTCTGATACAACTTGGCAGGCATATACGTCATTAGCAGGTGTCGCTACTGATGCTATAGCACAATATGATGATGCGAAGGATATAACAATACAATTCAGATTTAAACTTATAGGTGGTGATGGAGATTTTACAATGGGATTACAGAACTCATCGTTTACTAATGCTTATGATAGTGCTGCTGGTGCTGGAATGTGTATTACTATAGACTTTTCAGATAGCAATAAATTATATGCTTGGAATTCTGCTACTGTAGCTGCAACCACAACAGATATTAGTGCAGGTATCACAGTAACAGATTGGAATCTATATAAGATGGTTTACACTTATGGAACTGATATAAAATACTATATAAATGGAACTTTAGTAGCGACACACACTACAAACTTACCAAATAATGCAGCTCAGATATTGATTGGAGCTGGTGGTCAGGCTAACGGCGGCAGCATAGCAATTAGTGACTTTATAGTAACTCAAGAATTATAAATTATATATAAAAATATGCCCTTACAAACTACGTACAATAATAACCTCCCCGATATAAGCTCCCTGCAATCAGGTGATACAGTTTTGTTTGGGGATAAAATTACTCAAAGCAATCCTAGTATCCAAAAGTTAATTGGTGCTGGTAATGTTTCTCCTTATTTAAAGAATGGACAACTTGCTGGAGTAAATGTCTTAAATCAATATACAGCCCCAGAAGCTCAATTTAGTTATCAGTCTGGACCGACAGGCTGGGGAAAGTATGTGCAAGGCGAAGGTTCGCCTGGTGGAGATTTTACAGCAAACCCAGATTATGTTGCTCCTAACCCTTATGAGGAGCAACATAATCAGGCTCAATTCCAAACTCAAGCACCTACTGGCTACGAACAGTATGGTCAGCAATATCAAGACCTCTTACAAGCACAGCAAACAGCTTTAGAAGCTCAATATCAGCAACAAGTAGGAAATATTAATGAACAATATGGTCAGCAAATACAACAAACTAAAGATGTAGGTGGTAGAAGCGCAGGAGCTTTGTCACGCATACTAGGGCGTGCTGGTGGCTTTACAACCACAGCTGGTGGTCAAGCTATTGTTTCACAGGAAAACGCATTACAGGGACAAGTAAACCAGTTAGAGAGCGCAAAGCAACAAGCCTTACAAGTCGCTTTAGTCGCAAAGGAAACTGGCAACGCTACAGCTATACAGAGGGCTAATGAAAACTTATATAAAGTACAGCAAGATATTAAAGCTACTCAACAACAGAGAGCCTCTAATTTACTTGCCTTATTAGACAGAATGAGTGCTTATGATCAAAAACAACAACAAGCACAAGTAGAAGCAGAGCAAGCTGAAGCTGAATTGGAGTTTGACCAACAACAGGCAGAAATAGACCTAGCTAAAGACAAGCAGAAGTTTGAAAAGGATATGCTTGATAAGGGTTGGAAATATGTTAATACTCCTAAAAAGAGAGATGAACTTAAAGCTGAAGGATATGAAATGGTAGAAATTGGTGGTCGTACTTATGCTAAACCAAAGAAGCTTACCAAATCTACATATCACGGAGTTACCCGTTTTTATGACGAGCTTGGAAATCTTGTAAAGACAGAAGGTACATTTACTGGGACAACTACTCCTGATACTACATTAACATCAGAAGAAAAGAAATTTGAAAAGGATTTAACGGCACAACAAAGAAAACTAGCTAATGGTGGAAGTTGGGCTGATTCTTGGAACTTCTTACACAACCTATATCCAGGAGCCTCTAACGAACAGTTAGACGCTATGTTAGATAAAGATAAATATTATTCACAACAATAATGGCTATAGACTTCTCAAAATTCGTACCTAAAGAAATCACACAAAGTGGTGGTATTGATTTTGGCAAATTTATGCCTACAGATTATGAGGAAGCAGTTGAACAGCCAACACAACAGACAGTACAGCAACTTATACAACAGCTTAGACCACAAATTCCACAAACCCCCTATGGAGTAAAATCACCTTATGATAGACAAAGTACAAGAGAATTTCCAACATTACCAGCTGGAAGTTTTAAGCAAAGTAAAGCTCCAAGAGAAGATGCTAAGTTAATTGAAAAAAGAAAAGAAGCTGAAAAGTCTTTTGAAAAATTACCATCAATTACAAAACAAATGTATATAGATCTTGGTGTTAGTCCAGAAATTGTTGCTAAAGAAGCTATTGAGTGGGAAAAGAAAGGTAAGGTATATACTATTGGAAGAACGTTAGAACTAGGATTGATTACTCCTGGTATGCTTCCTGGTGAGGGTGTTTTATTGGGTAGAGTTGGTAAAGCCAGTAAAGTAGCTAAAACAGCTCAAAAGGTTGATGATATACCACAGAAGCCACCAGTAAAGCCTCAGAAGGCTGTTATAGAAGCTTTACCACCAAAGACAGTTAAGGTGGTACAAAAAGTAAAGAAACCATCAGAAGCGATTACAAAGGCTAAAATTGTATATAGGGGTGAGGATGCTTTAACTGGTAAAAAGGGTATTTTAGAATTTGGAGAGGGTAAATATGTAACTTCTAGTAAAAAATATGCTTCTAATTATGGTGATGTTAAAAAATCAGTTATTTCTTCAGGTGCAAAAATTATAAATGCTGAAAAACCAATAACAACAAATGTTAAAAATATAATATTAGATGTTTTAGATGAAATTAATAAAAAACAAGTAATAAATAAATTGAATGAAAATCCTAATTTAACTTTTAGAGAAGTGTGGAAAACAGCAAAGGGATTTGATACTAAAATAAATAAAGCTTTGAAAAATAATGGATATGATGGTATAGAGTTTTCAAAAGGAAAAATAATAAAAGGTAAAGAAGTGCCAAATTATAATATTTGGAATGAAAAAATTCTTAAACCAACTAAACAACCATCAGAAATATTTAAAAAATCAAGTAAATTACCAGAACCAAAACCTAGCGGTATAGCTAAAAGCATAGAAGCTAAAGCTATTGAAAAAGGACTTGTTACTAAAGGATATAATAAGTTGGCTGGATTTAATTCCTCTACTATAAAGGCACAAGCTAAAATGGCTTCTAAGTATAGTATAAAAGATATGAGTAGTTTCGCCACAGGGAAAAAGCCATTACCAGCTGGAATGAAATCAGGGACTGCTTTATCAGTTGCAGAAGATTATGCCTTAAAGACTAACAATGGAAGATTGATGAAAGAACTTGCTGAATCACCACTAGCTACACAAATAAGTGAGAGTGCTAGCGAACTTAGTCTAGCTAGAATGAGAGAAGCTGATAGTGCTACTATTAAAATGAAAGAGATAGCTAAAGCTAGACAAAAATCAGTTGCTAAAAAGATGAAAACCACAACTCCAGCTAAAGCTAAGGCAGATATAAAGAAAGGATTAACTAATAAGATAGATAAGGCTAAGCCGACGAGGTACGCTTGGAATAATTTTATTTCTGAAATAACTTGTTAATATGCACGAATATATAGAAGACAATACAACTTGGAAATTAGTAGTAGGAATGATCATTATATTATGGGCTTTAAATAGAATTAATTTATTATAATATGCCATTTTGCTTACCAAAACAATTTGCTGACAAGATGAAGCTTGCCTTTAAAAAGGGTGATATTAATCCTGACAAATTAAATAGGATGACCTCTGCTGAAAGAAGGGCTGTTTTAGCTAAGATTGTTGGTGAAGAAAATGCTAAACAACTAAATCTTTTCTTTGAACAAAAGTTATTACTAAAAAATCAGGAGAGAGCTATGTATGATTGGGCTTCTTCTATTACTGGAATGAATAAGGAGGCTAAGGCAAGCACACTTGAAAAGATACGAGCTACTTACGCTGATAAAGCTAGACGACTTCACGAACCAGCTGAAAATGAAGCCTTTTTAAATGAAATAGTAAGCGATATATATTCTAAGAAATTTAAAACAGAAGTTACCCTAGAGGAAGCACAGACCATAACTGAACTCACTAGGGATATGAGAAAGGCACAGGCTAAGATGAGTGATGATTTTACTTGGAAGTCAAAGGGAGATGGTCTTGAGTTTGGAGCTTCTAAAGTTGCTCTTGATAATTATACTGGAGTATTAAAAGCAGAGGCTACTAAAGATAAGTTTATTAATCCACTAAAGGCAATAGGTGTTGATGGGAAAGTACAAGCATTTGGAGAAAACGCTAGAATAGCAGTTAATTTTATAGCCGATAATTCTAGGGCATTAAAGGCTAGTTTTGATAATAGTTTTTGGGGAAGACAGGGTTTTAAGGTTATGTTAAATCCCAAATACAGTAAAGTGTGGGCTAAAAACTTTGGTAAATCATTTAAAGATATATATAAAACATTAAAGGGTGGTAATAAGGCTGGAGATGCTGTAATTGATGCTACAAAGGCTGAAATATATTCAAGAAAGAACTACCTTAATGGTAACTATAAAAAGGGTACTAAGCTTGATATAGGAATTATAGAAGAGGAATTTCCCACTTCTTTACCTAGTAAAATACCTGGATTAGGTAGGGGTTTTAAGGCGTCAGAAGTAGCTTATGAGGCTGGTGCTATAAGGTTAAGGGCTGATCTTGCTGATAAGATGTATTCTATGGCTGGTAAGGTTGGTGTAGATATGACAGATAAGGTTGAAGTGGGTGCAATAAATCAGTTAATTAATAGTATGACTGGTCGTGGAAAGTTAAATGTAGCTGAGGGTTCTCAACAAGCTATAAATAAAGCTTTCTTTTCAGTTAAGTTTTTTAAATCAAATTTAGATTTTCTTTTAAATCCCAAAACAGCAAAATCAGTTTTTGCTAGGAAAGAAGCTGCTAAACATCTTTTGACAGTTGGTGCTACAACTACTGTTATACTTGGAATTGCTGATAAGTTATGGCCTGGAAGTGTAGAGTGGGATCCTCGTAGTTCTAACTTTGGACAGATTAAGATGGGCAATATTAAATATGATATTACTGGTGGAGCAAGAACAATATTAATTGCTTTAGCAAGAATATCTGCTTCTGTACTTGGCAAAAAATCATTTAAAAGTTCTACAACTGGTATATTAACAAATGTTAATGATATGTATGGCAGAGATGGTATGGGGTTTATATGGGATTTTGTTGAAGGTAAGTTTTCTCCTTTATTTTCTCAATTAAAAGAGATTATTAACAAAGAACAGTTTGGTGGTGGTAAACCAACCAAGGGTTCTGTTGCTAAAGGATTGGCAGTACCAATTGTACTTGAAAATATAGAAGAATTTAAGGATGAGAAAGTTGTTGATCAGTTAATTGGATTTATTGCCGATGGTTTAGGTATTAGTGCTAATCTTTATAAGCCAACAGCAGTTTGGAATGAAAGCACAAGCCAAGAGATGACACAATTTAAAGAAAAAGTAGGACAAGAAAAGTTTAATGAAGCTAATGATAGATATAATAAGGAGTATAACGAGTGGCTTCAAAAAGCTGTCAAAAATGTTTTGTATCAAGCTCAATCAGATGATAAAAAAAGGAAAATTATATCTCAACAAAAAGCAAAAATAAAGAAACAAATATTTAAAGACTACGGATTTAAAAAGGAAACAGTTAAATCCGAGGAATTACCTTTAATTAACTAACATAAAATTATGAGATTTATTGCAGAAAATTGGGAAATCATTGTAGTAGCTTTATTGGCTATTTCAGAAGTATTAGCAAGTATTCAAAAGGTTAAAGCTAATAGTGTATTTCAATTACTTCACAATTTGTTAAAGAAAATAAAATAATATGGAGGAAATTACAAACCAAACACTTCACGCTATATTACTTGAAGTTAAAGATACTGTTAAAAATAATAATGGTCGCCTTAGAAAAGTAGAAAAGAAAGTCTGGGCTATGACAGGTGGCTTGGTTGTAATTGCTATTATAGTTGTGCCTTTATTTATAGATTTATTAAAATAATTGTTCATTTAAAATATAAAGGAGATTAATCGTGAAAGAAAAAGATGACCTCCAAGAAATGTTAAAGCACACTGGCTTAACAAAAGAACAGGCATATAAGGTTCTTTTGGAGGAAACTAAGTTTAAGCCAAAGGTTATTGAAAAGTATTTTCGCACTTCAAAACTAAAGATAGGTGTAGTATCTGATACTCACTTAGGTTCTTGGTATGAGTGCTTAGATGAATTACACACTTTCTATAAGATATGCGAGAAACAGAAGGTCAAGGCTATTGTTCACGCTGGCGATATTCTTGACGGCAATATGCGACATCAGGGCTGGGAGAATGAAATTCATACTTTCGGAGCTGATAGACAGGTAAATTATTGTGCAAAACACTATCCATCTATAAGGGGTGTAAAGACTTATTTTATAGATGGTAACCACGACCTATCGCATTGGAAGAAAGGCGGAATACAGACTGGTAAAAGAATTAGCGAGAAAAGAAAGGATATGGTATGTCTTGGTGATACTGAAGCAGATGTGGTTTTAAATGGTGTTAAAATTCGTTTAAGACACCCAACAGACGGAACTGCTTATGCCAAGTCCTATAAAGGCCAGAAGATTGTTAATGAGATTGAAAGCGGAATGAAACCACAAATACTCATTATTGGCCATTATCATTATTGTATTTATTTCTTTGCCAGGAATATTCATGTGTTTCACCCAGGAGCTTTTCAACGACAAACACAATGGATGAGAGGAAAACATCTTAAACCAGATGTGGGTGGCTGGATATTGGAAATCCACAAGTGCGGTAATGAAGTTTTAGAATTAACATCTACTTGGATACCATTTTATAGGAGGTAATTATGACTATGCCTTGGGGTACAATCACAGTTGATTATGTGTATTGTCCTAAATGCAGGAGAAGATGGAAATGTGTTGGTGTTTATAGCGATTATATAAAGGAGTGTAAAGATTGTGTTAATGCCACTATCGTTGGTGGTTGTACTGATACTTTCAATACACCTGATAGATTGGAGATGTGTCCTGACTGCAGGAGGGATTGATGAAATACTACCCAGAACGCTTGCGTAAACCATTTCTTGAAAAGGATTGGAATAATATGTTTTGCCCTTGTTGTTTGAGTGGACTTGCCACAGACGGTAAAGACCACAGCTACACAAAGCATCATATCTATCCTTTACGCCACTGGAAAGGCAAAGATGAAAGAAAAGAGTTCTTTATTCTATGTTTTTCTTGCCATAACAAACTTGAACAGCGATTAAGAAAAGAAGAGGATAAGTACAAGAACCATTACTTTAATCGGGCTTGTCATAAGCCTGGCTTTGAAAAGAAACGCAGACTTCCAAGGTTGCCTAAAGAATGGATGTATCCAGATTTTGTAAATAAGTTTTTGGGATATAAATTGCTTCTTCTCTAACTTGCGTAGGTTCCCCCGTACCTTAAACGGGGACTATTTTAAACACAGGAGGAGCTATGATAGATGACCAAGAATACGAGGAGCTAATCTACAGAAAACAAGTAACTAGATTAGCAGCACAGCAATATTACAATCGGGGTAAATTGGAACAATCCAGAGAGTATTTAGATGAACACCTTGAAATATGCAAAAGATTAGAGTCCTTTATAAAAGAATACAAAATGACAGTTTTATTTTTAGTAACTACTAATTAGGAGGAGAAATGAAAACTGGACTTGTTGATTATAGAACTAATAATATGACTGGTGAAAGATATATTGTTGGTTGCTATATAGACGGCATCTATCGCAGATGTATCGGTTGTGTAGCTAAGAGAATATTTATGTCTTGTGTCAATAAGGAGAACGAGAATGAGAGAGATGAAACAAAAGCACAGAAAGGTATGCAAGGATTGCGGAGTGGCTTTCGGGTGTAAATACACCTGTGCTTGCAACACTATACACGATAGGGATTGTATAGCTTGCAATGAAAATCCGCATAATTGTGAACAGGCTATATGGCCACGACAAAAAGACGGATACTGCCATAAATGTAGTATTAAATCAAGATGAGTTTGCTGGTTCTCTCAAAATCAGCAATTTTTATGCTTATTATATTAACAATATTATTAATACTAGGATTGTGGTTTGACTTTAAAACTATATTCTATTTTGCGAGCAAAGCGGAGATGTTTGAAACAGCACCTGCCGCAGCAGCAATGTTTAGAGCAATACTTAGTGTAATATTTAGATTAACAATTTATATTGGCTTTCTATGGCTTCTTAATAGAGCTGCAGATTGCTTAATATATACACCAATAATAGCAACAACATGATGACAACAATAGCAATAATTTTAATACTTATAGCAACTTATTGTGCTATAATGTTAGCAGGAAAAAGATGAATTTAGGTTATTTACAAGATATAGAAGTAATGGGAGATTGGAAGTATAATGAATTTACTCCCCTAAGTGGTAAGATTACTAATCCTGATTTTTGGACTAAGTATCTTCCTGTAGTAGAACTCCAGATAGTTAATGGAATAGAGACTTGGTCTTGCACCTCTTTTGGTTCACTTAACTTATTAGAGGTTCTTTATTATCATCAAACGGGCAGTAAAATAAACTTTAATGATCAATATACAGCTATACTTAGCGGTACTACAAAGATAGGTAATTGGGCTAAGAATGTATTTCAAGCTATTAGATATTATGGCTTAATACCACAACACGCTTTAGAATTTAATGGAACAACTTTTGATGACTGGATTGATAGAAAACAAATTACACCAAAATTAATTGAAGATGGCAGAGAATTTTTAAAAGAATGGGATATATATTATGAATGGGTAGAAAAAGATACTATAGATATATTTACAGCTCTAGGTTCTGCTCCTTTAGGTGTATCAGTAGCTTTTGCAAACGGGAAAGGGATACTCAACCCCACCACTAAAGTAAATCATTGGGTAATGTTATTTAATGCTAAAATGGGAGAATGGTGGGAGATATTTGACCACTACACACAAGCTACCAAGAAATATGATTGGAATTATAAGTTTGGTGCTGTGCTTAAACCAAGTTTAATTAAGAAAGATAAAATTATGCCGACATTTAAAAACAATTCACTTCTTCAACTTTCTGAAGCACCAGGTGGCTTTGGTCTATACATAGATGGTAAGTTATACATAGATGATGAAAGCAAAATAGCACTATCTTTCCTTGCTAGAAATAGTGGAGATATTAAAGGTAAAGCTACAGGAGTTACTCTTGAAGATTGGAATAAATTAGAAAAGTTTACCCTGAAAGGCGAAAAAGTATCCTAGTAACTAATTCAACCACACCGTCTATATCATTTACTTCTACTACTAGGTTGGGTTTTAAAGGTTTATCATTTTTCCATTTAGCATAACAAAGGCAATCACAAAAGTGATTGTTTTTTGCTCTCTCTTTAGAATAGTATTTATTCTGTTCTTTACCACAATAAGTGCAGTTAAAAGTGACAAACATATAATTAACTAATAAAGAATAGCCAGTCCATCAGTTTTGCTACACCCAAGGTCTTTTGGTTCGCATCGTTGAGAGGCGTTAGTTTCTCTTGTTATGGTGCGTGTACACTTGACCGAAAGGAGTTCTTTAGGGACTTACCCCGTTCAGACCTCACTGACTATTCTATATTAGGTAATTATTTTTTTAAAGTTTAACACAAACTCTGCACTATCTTCGCTTAATCCTAAAACACCAACCTTAATAGTTCCACTTTCTATCATAGTCCCAATCTCTATTATAAGGGTTTCTAATTTAAGTGGTTTAGTAATTTCAATTTTACTTTGTAAATTAGATTTTATCTCTGTTATTAAATCTCTACCAGTCTTACTATGATATAAATCTTTTTTAGGCAACGCTTTTATACACTCCTTTATCACATCTTCTCTAAAATCCTTTAAGCCCATTTTGTCAATAAGTTTGTTTTCAAAATAACTCCAATATCCATAAGCCTTGCCCATTTTTTTCCACTCACTTTCTCCTACGGGACATTTTAAAAGATTAATACCAAAATCAGCTCCTTTATTAAAATCTTTTTGTTTACTTTCTAATTCATCTGCAACTTCTTTAGGTACTTCTTTAAGTTGTTCTGATTGTCTGCCTTTTTCAAAAGCTTGTTTCAAATCAAATACCTTATCCTCTATCCATTTATCAAGGACTTGTTTATGTTTTTCTTCTTGGTCTTTAAGGGCTTTTTCTATGAAGGCTCTTAACTTACACCTTTGACAAGTGCAATTTTTTATTTGTTCAGATGCCGCAAATGGATTATGGTCATCTTTAAACTCTTTATCAAATTGCTCTAATATTTGTTTTGACATAGGTTTAGTTTAATGTGTAAAATGCTCTTTATCAACACTAATAAATATCATCATTATATAATTAAAAATTACAAATACAACTAAAGGTTCAAAT